TCCAGGGGTTGGCGCAAAACCTCGCGGTGCTGGACTCCAACCGTATCGCGGCGCTGGGAGAGAACACCTTTATCGATCGGCTGGGCGCGTTCCTCAAGGACAACCCCAACCCATCACAGGCCAAGCTCGAAGAGTTCACGACCTCGATGCGTGGTCAGATCACGCAGGCCATCAACACCTGGGTCAGCCAGATCAACACCATGAGCGTGCAGAAGCACCAGCTCGAGGGCGCGGCCGATGACTGCCTCTACTGGCTGCGCAAGTACGTACTGCCGACCTTCTCCGCGGATGTCATCGCCGGTATCGACGACATCAAGCGCAGTCCGGTACTGGAAGAGTTCACGCCCAAGCTCGAAGCGCCAAAGAATGAGCCGGTCATCACCACGCCGTCACAGTCACCAGTGGAAGGCGCGGTTCCTGTCCTATGACGCTGTGCTACCACGACGGATGGGGCATGTACCCTGACGAGAAAGGTCCGACGCCCGAACCGGCCGAGATGGGCGGACCCTGCGCGCACAAACTCGAGTGCCCGACGTGCAAGTTCCGTATGCACGTCTTCCCATGTGAGCATCGCTTCAACGACGCGCCACCGATGTCCTACCGCGTTGCCGTGAACGGCCCGATGGAGGTTCGCTGATGCCAGCCCAATACGGATACCCAAGCGCGATTCAGGTCCGCGCGAGCGGGAGCTTCATTGCCTCGACTGGAAGCACTGAGACCAGTGACCAGTTCGCCTATGGCGGCGTGACTGGGATGATCATCTCAGTCGATCAAACGGCCGTCTCGGCCTCGACCGTAGGCGGCGGTACTGGTTCGCTGGTCCACACCATCCAGTACAAGGACCCCATCGGCGGGACGTATATCGCCACCACCGGCGTCATCACCGCCACGACCGGCATCGCCGTGTTCGCGCTTCAGTGCTGGCCCGGTTCGTCGAGTGTCGCCCCGACATCTGCGGGCATGGGCAAGTCCGACCTGGCCGTTCCGAACGTCTGGAGGATCAGCTCCGCCTCCAACTCGTCCTCCACAGACCGGACATACAGCATCAGCGCGATCTATCTGCCGACCGCAGGTTCCTCGAGCACGTAATGGCTGCCATCGGTACGAATCAAGTCACCGTGCTGTACGACGATGGCTCCGCGTCGCGCTGGACGATCTACCAGCTGCGTAACGTGACCACCGCGGACACGCTCGATGTCTCCAACCGCTTCACCACCGTAGAGGTGGGCACGCTCATCACCAGTCAGGCGACGGGCATCGGCACCGTGACCTCGACCACGGCGGGCATCGTCACGATCACCTCGACCGGCCTATCGGCGGGTGTCGTGTTCCTCACCCTGCGCGGGCAGGCCTCAACGGGCGTCATCGTCTGAGATGCCAATCGACTACTGCACTGCCGACGAGATCCGGCAGGAGATCATCACCCAGCTCTCAACGACCACCGACCCTGCGCTGGCCAAGCTCATCACTTGGACCTCGCGCACCATCGACCGTCTGACGAATCGTCAGCGCGGCTTCTCCACATCCACTGGAGACGAGACGCTGACGCTGGATGGTCCATCCAAGTACGGCTACACCTACTCACCGCAGGTGGACATCGCCTCGCTGACCACACTCAACCTCGCGCTCGACTCGGTCGCCGCCTCGAGCGGGACGTACACAGCGATTTCCACTGCGGACTTCTTCCTCCAGCCGGCCAACCGTCCACCGGGATGGCCAGCGTCGTACATCGAAGTCGCGCCCTCAGCCAACGGTACCTACTCGTTCTCCACGCAGCCGTTCACGCAGTTCAACCCCGGCTTCCGCACCGTCCAGCTGATCGGCAAGTTCGGATGGAACACCACCAGCATCGAGTCCACGAACTTCCCGCAGGAGATCCGCCTGGTCGCGGTAGAGATGGCGGTCAAGGCGTGGCGCACCCGCGAGACCGGCTACTCCAATACCTTTGGCGTCTCCGAGGTCGGCGTGACCACCATCACCCGCGCGCTCTCGCCGTTCGCGCAGGACGTAATCGACCACTACACCAAGCCGGCGGTGGCCTGATGGCCCCGAAGGTGACGATGACCGTCCTCGGACTAGAGAAGCTGCGCGCCACCTCTAAGGCTTTCTCCAAGACGCTCAACGCCGAGCTCCGCCCAGCAGTGAAGGACACCGCGCTCGAGGTGCGGGAGCGGGCGCGCAACAAGGCGCGCGTGTTCTCCATCGGTGGCTTCTACCCGGCTGGGATCACGCACACTGTCACGGCTGGTGGACTTCACGCAGAGGTGGCTTCGCGGGCCAAGACCACCGCATCGATCGAACGCGGACGTAACCCCGGAGAGATCGTGCGCTTCGGACTCATCCTCAAGTGGGTCCAGGGCCGCGGCATCGTGCGCGGTATCTCGCTGGCGACGCGCAAGACGGTGCGACTCAGCAAGAAGGGCCGCGCAGCGGCAGCGTCCACGGAATACGCGGTGGTGCGCGAGATCATCTCGCAGATCCGCGCTCGCGGCACCGCTCCGCGGCCGCACATGATCCCTGCCGCGCAGGAGTCCGAGCACGGGTGGAACCGGCGCGTCGTCGGGGCGGCGCGGGATGCGATGCGCACGGTGAAGGGCGCATGAGCGCCACCCAGATCCGCGAGCAGCTGGCGCGCATCGAGAAGACGGTGCCTGGAGTGAAGAGCGCGTACGCGTACCCGCCAGATGCCGCGATCGGTCCGCTGCCGGCGTTCATCAACCGCATGGACTCTGGAGAGTTCACCACGCCGCGGATGATGGGCTGGCGCGAGACGGTGCATCTGTTCAAGGCCATCTGCCTGATTCAGTACCAGGCGGATCTCGAGAATGCGGAGCGCAAGATCGAGAACATGGTCTACGAGTTCACCAACACTCTCGACCACGCCAAGACGCTGGGTGACACCGAACGCGTGCTCGATGCTGATGTGCTGCGTTACGAGTCAGGCCCGTTCTCGCTGCCCAATCAAGAGCAAGTCTTCATCGCGGTCTCGTTCGACGTACAGGTCCGTGAAATCGAAACACCAGTCGTCTATTCGGCGGCGGGGTAGGAGGGCCACATGGCCAGCATCTGGAGAAGTCATCTGGGTCACGCCCGCGAAGCTACATATGGAACGACCGGAACGGGATCGGTCTTCTACATGCCGGTCACTTCCTTCGACGAGTGGGAAGACGACCGCGAGCGCATCCTCGACTCGGGCATCCGCGGTCTCGCTTCGAAGGACTACTTCGTCTACCAGGGCGTGAACAAGGGCCGTGTCGGGTACACATGGATGATGTATCCGGGCCTCACCCCCCGCTTCTTCAAGGACATCTTCGGTCTCGAGACGGTGACCGGCACGTCTGCCGGGTCCACCGCTGGAGTTCACACCTTCGGATCGACCGACCTGCCGCTGTCGGCCACGCTCTACGACTTTTACGGATCTTCCGCTGCCGAGCGTCGGTTCCACGGTGCGCAGATGGAGAGCATGGAGCTCAAGTTCGACGCCAGCGCCGGGGCGATGATGATGAAGACCGTCTATCGGTCCTTCGCCGCATCGACCGCCATACCCGAGACATCCGTCTCCTACTCGTCGGACATCCCGGTACGCGGGTGGGAGGGTGCGCTGACCATCGCCGGTGCGACCAATAACCGGCTCATCAACTTCAGCCTGAACATGCAGCGCGAGGTCAACCTCGTCTTCTCAGCCTCCAACTCGCAGAACCCGGTGAGCCGCGAGGTCGGCCCGCTCGAGATGACCGGCACCGCGGTCTTCTACGGTGGCACGTCTTCGGGTGGATCGACAGATACGGAGTACATGCTGTTCCGCAACAACACCTCTACCAGCTTCAGCCTCGTTCTGGCCGAACCGGGGGCCAGTTCTCAGAACACTCTCTCCATCGTGATGTCCAACATGAACTTCTACCCGGTCAGCGTTGACCGTGGCGGAAGCTTCGTCCGCTACAACGCACCGTTCCGGGCCTTCCATAACGCCACCGACTCAGGACCGGGGGTCATCACGCTGACCACGCCGAGCACCGTCGCAACGACGTGACCAAAGTGGTCCGTTATGAGGTGGGGGATGCGGAGTGGGTCGAACTCTACGACCCCTCTGATATGTCGCACCGCTCTGTGGTCGCCTGCATCAAGCAGCTCCAGGGGTTCACCAATGGCCATACCAATGAGGACGAGCAGGACCAGTGGCTACGTGAACGCGTGGCGGCATGGCATCTCGTAGACCCAGACACCGGCGCACCAATGGATGATCCCAAGACCGATGACCTCGGAGGGGTAAAGAAAGGCACGCTCAAGCTGATCGTGGAGAAGTTCGGTGAACTGACGGTCGGCTCCGTCCCTTTCGGGTCATCGAGGACACCGAGGTCTACCTGATGGAGATCTCGGACGACGCTCCGCTCCAGTATCAGGAGTTCAGCCTGCGTCGGTTCTTCTGGCAGCAGCTCGGCCTGCGTTACGACGATCTCAGCCACAAAGAGGTTACCGAGACGCTGACCTTCCTAGACCTGGAGAAGAAGCACCCACATAGATTCGAGAAGAAGTCCGACTAGTGGCGCTCAATGAGGAAGGCCGTCTCACCATCAAGATCGCGGCCGAGGATCTGACTGGGCCTGGATTCAGTGGGGCCGAGACCAAGATGGGCAAGTTCAAGTCCGCGATCGGCGGCGTCGTCGGCGCGCTGACTGGCGCAGGCGCGGCGACTCTCGTTGGTGCGCTATCTGACGCTGCTCGAGCTGCGGCAGAGGACGAGGCGTCGGTTGTTCAACTGACCCAGGCGGTCGAGAACAGCGGTGTTTCGTGGGCTGAGAACGCCGACGTGATCCGTGACCGGATCAAGGCCGGCCAGGGGCTTGCGTTCACCGACACGCAGATCCGCGAGTCGCTGTCCCTGCTGGTGGCTCAGACAGATGACGTTGATGAGGCGCTGAGACGCCAGAAGCTTGCGATGGACCTGTCGCGTGGCGCGAACATCGATCTTTACACGGCCTCAAAGCTACTCGGGAAAGTGAACGAGGAGAACGTCAACGTTCTCGGTCGCTACGGAATCGTGGTCGCGAAGGGTGCGACCGAGACGGAGCTCTTCGCCGCGGTGCAGGCGAAGTTCGGCGGGCAGGCAGAGGCTTATGGCAACACCACCTCTGCCGCGATCTTCAAGACCCGCGACGCCATCAGCGAATGGACAGAGAGCATCGGCGCATCGCTGGGTCCAGCGCAAGGTTTCATCGCACTACTTCCGGGGATGTCCGCGGGCCTGACGCTCATCGGGAGTGGCGCGGGTGCTGCTGGGAGTGCGCTGACCGCGCTGACTGGCGTGACGCTAGCGTCGGCTGCGCCGTTCATTGCCGCTGCGGCCGCGATCGCGCTCGTGGGAGTGGCGGTCTGGCAGGTCGCGGAGACGGTGAAGGTCGTGACCGACAACTGGAATGTGTTTGTCTATGCGCTCCAGAACGGCAAGCTAAATGACATTCCGATATTCGGCTTCTTCTTCCAGAAGGCACAGCAGCTCCTCGGAGTCATCGATGGGATCCGCAACGCGTGGAACGCGGTGAGTTCGCTGATCGGTCAGGGTCAACAGTCCGCCCCGCCCGCGGAGAACTTCGGTGGCGGCGGTGGCGGTGGGATGTCGTTCGCGTCCGGCACGTCGTTCGTCCCGCGCACCGGGTTCGCGCTTCTGCATCAGGGCGAAGCGGTCATCCCGGCTGGGGCGAATCGCGTCGGCGGCGGAAGCCCGACGATCGTTATCAACGTCTCGGGCAACGTCACGCGCTCAGAGGAAGAGCTCGCGGGCCGCATCAGCGACGTGATCGTGCGGCAGCTCCTCGCGCAGCGGCAGATGAGTTACTGAGGTGGCGGTCATCATCACGATCAACGCGGTGGACCGGACCGCCTACTGCGACCTGAAGTCGATAGACATCACCGACTCCATCCGCGCCAATGCGGACACGCTGAATATGGAGGTGGCGGTCTCGTCCACGGATGGCTGGAGCCCACAAGCCGGGAACGAGATCGTCATCGCCAATGGCACCACCAAAGAGTTCGGCGGAGTGGTCGAGGCGCTGGACCTCGAGCAGCGGTCGGCTACCAGAATGCGCTACAAGCTAGCCTGCCGGGACTACACGTACTTCTTTGACAAGTATCTGGTGGTGGATGAGTCCACCTCGCCCATGCCCGCTGATGACTGGGTGGATCGGATCATCACCGGGTTTACCACTGGCTTCACGGGCGTGAACGTGATGGGGCCAGCCCCGACCGTGGCGGGTAGACAGTTCAACTATGTGGTGGCGAGTGAGGCGGTGCGCGCCCTTGCCGATGAGGTGGGTTACGCCTGGTACATCGATTACGACAAGGATGTCCATTTCTTCCCATCGGTGACGCTACTCGCCCCGACGACTTCTATCGATCTGGACACGAACATCACCGACTACGGTGACGTGAGGTTCCACGAGACGGTGGCCGGGGCGAAGGACCGCGTCTATCTCAAGGGCTACAAGCACAAGACGGGCATGTTCTGGAACCGCAGCTTCGTAGGCGACAGCACGACACGCTCCTGGGTTCTTGGTGCCGAGCCCGCATCGATCGCGTCGGCCGATATGGTCGCCACCGTAGATGGCACAGCCCTGGATCTACTCACCGACTACGTCGATGGCAAGCCAGGGGACGGGACCGGGAGCTCGTCGCAGCTGTTCGTGTCGTTCACCGAAGCGGGCACGGTGCGCATGTCCACTGCGGTGGCTGCGCTGACCGCGGCGCAGACGCTGTCGGTGAATGTGCTGGTGATGGAGGAGGCCATCTCGATGGTCGAGGACCTGGCCGCACAGGCGACGCTGGCGGCGCGCGAGGGCGGCGACGGTATCCACGAGTACGCGATCGACAACCCGCAGATGTCCGCGTTCGACGGCAGCGACGACCTCGCCACGCTCAACGGCACGATTGCGCTCGCGCGCTACTCCACCCCTCGCGTCACCGGTGGCTTCGACTCATTCACGCAGGGCTGGCGCGCAGGCCAGCAGTTCGACCTCATCTCTACGCGCCACCTCGGCGGTATCAACCAGACCTTCTACGTACAGCAGGTGAGCAAGACCATCGTCTACTCCACCGGAGGTAACGCCTTCCTGAAGTCGCACATCGACTTCGCGGATGGCGTGATCGGAATCTGATGCCATACAAAGACCCCGCGCTCAAGAAAGCCCACGGTGCGGCCTATCACGCCGCCAACCGAGAACGGATTCACGCGCGGCAGGCTGCGTATCGCGAGTCTCATAAAGAAGAGTTGCGAGCCGCGAACGTTAGATATTACTGGGCGAATCGCACTGAGAAGCTCCGCAAAGACGCTGCGTACGCCGCGGCACATAAGCCACAGATCAAGGCCTACAAGTTGAGATACGACTCATTGCACATGGCCTTCGTTGACGCGGCTCGGGCTGGCGGATGTGTGGATTGCGGAAACAAGAATCTAAGCGTTCTGCATTCGGATCATGTGCGCGGAAAGAAACTGGACGATGTCGGAGTGATGGTTAGGCGTCACGTTCCGCTAGAGATTCTCTTTGCGGAACTCGACAAGTGCGAAACACGGTGTGCTAACTGCCACATGTTGGCTACGCGTGATCGAAGAAGGGTCGCATAAGTGGCCAACATCGGGCGTGGCTTAGTTGAAATGTTTCACGATTTTGACCGGAGAGCTCGCCCAGGCCGTGAGCCGCGCAACCGCGCCATCTCCAAGTTCCAGACGCTTCTGGATACGGTCACGTTCTCGAGTGAGACCGTCACCACGACGGTGCAGACGCCGCCATATCAATACGCGCGCGAGTCTTATCGCAACGCGGTGATGGCCGACACGCCACGGGCGTACTGGCGGCTCAACGAGTTCTACCCGGCGGTCACCGCCTACGACGAGCAGGCTGCGTACTACGGTACCTACGCGACTGGCGTGTTCCCCGGTCGCGTCGGTCCGGGCAACAGCGAACCGGGGACGGCGGTCGCGTTCCCTGGCACGAGCTCGGCGCGCGTCGATGGTCCGACCACCGCGCTGAGCATCGATGTTCGCTCCGCGTTCACGGTGGAGCTGTGGGTCCGGCCCAACGCGATCGTCACCGGACAGACGCCGTTCGCGAAGTTCATCACCGCACCGAGCCGGAACGGCGTGTACATCGTCGCCATCGGCGGCACTAACTTCTGGAACTTCAACCGCTATTACGCGGGAACCGCGACGGTCGCGAACAGCAGCGCTGGCTCTGCTACCACCGGGTGGCAGCATCTTGTCGAGACCTACGATGGGACCACGGCTGCCACGGCGCTACGCGCCTACGTCAACGGGCAGCTGCTGGCGTCGGGGCTCTCGACCGGGAATGTTGTCGCAACCACGGGGCGGGTTGACATCGGCGCGGCGGATGACGCGGCGATCGGGACCATACCGTTCGCCGGTCTCATCGATGAGGTCGCCACCTACACCGTCGCACTCTCTTCGACGCGCATCCTCGCGCACTACAACGCCATGACCACACCGACCGCGACGGGCACATCACTGGTCGTGGCGGCGGGACAGTTCAGATGACAGAGTTGCGTGACGGCGGTACGTACATCGGTGAAGTCCGCGCCTACGTGTTCGATGGGGATTTGGCCCCCGATGTAGTGGTGGATCCCGATAGGCTCGGGGCGCTGCTGGACCAGTCCACACCGACCGCAGTCGAAACCAACCTGGTCACGAACGTCGGTCGTGCGCAGATGACCAAGTTGATCGTCGGGGAGGCCGGCCCCGTGGTCGGCTACATCGGACTGACCACATCACTCACGACGCCGGCCCTTACCGCGACGGCCCTGACGAATGAGATCTTCCGCAAGGCCGTCTCTCAGCGCGTGAGCTACCTCACCTACTACCAGCGCTACATGGCGTACTACGCGACCACCGACTTCGCCTCCACGGGTCTGGCTGGAGAGGGGCTGTTCGACACCGCATCAACTGGCGGAGCGATGTGGGCCGTGACCTCGATCACCGTCTCCAAGAGCGCAGCCCAATCGCTGGTCGTCGTCCACCTCATCCAGGCGACGACGTAGGAGGATGTAAATGGCAAGTGGTCTCTACGTAATCCCAGCCGGCGCTGATGCCTGGGCGACCTATATCGATCAGCCCATCACCGCGCTCAACGATGGCTTCATCCTCGACCAGGCCGGTGTAGACGCCACTGGTGCGCTTAACACGGTTGCTGTCTTTGCCTCGGCTACGTCATTCACCGTGCCTGGAGACCAGACCACGGTCTACGTTCCAGGGCGCAAGCTGCGCATCGTTCACGCCGGCGGCACGAGCTACTGCGAAGTCCTGTCGTCGGTATTCGGTGCGACGACAACGGTCACCATCACCAACGCGACTGCGGGGCCGGCGACGATCACGACCCCTGTCACGTCGGTCGCCTTCGGACCTACCTACTCCTCACTCGCCGGCAACGAGCATCCGAACTTCCGCGTGCTCAACCGCACGACCACCACCGTTGTCGCATCGACGGCGTCCGTCACCTCTGACTCGACGCTCTACACCTACTCCGTTCCGGCCGGGGTGATGGGGACGAGTGGCATCCTGCGGCTGTCGCTCTACGGAGACATGCTGAACAACTCCGCGGGCATCGCCACGGCGTTCAAGTTCCTCATCGGTACATCCACGGTCATCGCCGGATCCACCAACACCTGCAACGTCCCGCTCTCGGCGAACCGCCGCTACTGGAACTCGACAGTCGTAGTGCAGAACGTCGCCTCGGCCAGCGCGCAGCGCGTCTCTGGGATCGTCAACATCGGAGCTCCGTTCGGAGACTTCAGCCAGTCAACGGCCGGCGCGGCGATCCTTCCACTTCAGGCGGTCGCGTACGGGACGGCAGCCGAGGCCAGCACCGCCGCGATGACCATCGCCTTCATGGTCCGCGTGGCATCGACCGCGACGACGGTGGACTTGCAGCTGCGTCATGCGGTGCTCGAGCTCGCGCAGTGACAGAAGAACCGCGCACCACAGAGTCGCGCTCACCGACAACCACCGCGGAGCAGGACCTGCGCACCGCCGGCCAGCGCGAGATCAACCTAATCTGGGAGCGCACGCAAGCGGGCATCGCTATAACCGTGGTCGCATCGAACATCCTGTACATCTTCATCTTGGTGTTCGTGAAGGAGATAACAACTACCGCGACCAACGCGGCGGTACTGCTCTCCAACGCGTTCTTCCTCATCGTCGGCTTCTATTTCGGACGTACCAACCACGCCCGTATAGGTGATGACCCTGGCCGAACACGCAATACGAATGCGCTGGACGATCGGTGACATGCCAAAGCGCAAGCCGCCGACCATTGTCGAGGTGGAGTGGTCTGACATCGTCACCCGCCCCGGCTGGCTATCTCACCGCGAGCACGAGACCGGGCCGATGGAATGCCGAACTGTGGGCTACGTCTTGAAGCGCACCGACAAGGAGATCGTGCTATCTGCGTCGTGGAGCACGCAGGACCGCGCCGACACCACTACGATCCCGATGGGTGTGGTCCACAGCATCACCGAGTTGCGCAAGTGAAGACCGGGACGATCCACAAGCGCAAGCCTGCGAGCACGGGCACGGGCTTCCCGCGATCGGTCTGCGGTCGTACTGGCGGGTTCACCACGCACCTGTGGGCAAACGTGACTTGTCCGGCGTGCAGGGCGCAGAAGAAGTGATGGATGGAAAAGAAGACGCCCGTCGTCTATGGGACCTGCTGCGTCTGCGGGAAGCCATGCGTCGCCGGACAACGACTCACCGCAGCGGCGCTCGACTGTCTGATACGTCATACCGACTGTCCGCCGAAGGTAGAGCGGTGAGGCATCGCCTAGTAGGTGAGGGGTGCCGGTAGATGACCGCCGCCGCCGCAATGACGATCGGCTCGATCAGCTCTACGACGCGCTCATCGGATCACCGGGAACCATCGGCGCACTCGAGGAGTTCCGCGCGGACATCCGCGAGATGAAGGTCCGCGCGAACACACTAGATCGACTTTATGAGGCCCACCTGCAACAGCACGTAAAGGATGACGAGAACGCTGAGAAAGACAAGCGCACCATCCGTGATGTACTGCTGCGCCTTGCGGAGCGCGCGGTGGTCGCGATTGTGGCGGCTGCGATGAGCGTGTATGTAGCTGCCCAAACGTTCCTCCAAGACCAGAAGTGATACCCAGCAGAAACCGTACCCAACAGGACTGCGGGTTACTAGTCGTAACCCTGCTAAAGCGCCGTACATCAATACATGACCGGGCATTGAACTCTGAGATAAGGGGGTGGAGACCGTGACGGTTCCGTTCATTCACTTCCCCCACCCGTACATGCCCGGTGGCCACGACGCCGGCGCACCGATGTACTCGTTCTACCAAGAGGCCAACTTGGTTTTCCCACTTCTCACCGACTCGATCGACATCTGGGAGGACACACCTGCCAACTCGTGGGGGCTGGCTTGGTTCTATGGACTGGACAATGAGGACCGGCCGCGCTTCGCTGTGCGCGACGACATCGCGCTCAACAGCAAGATCGCTTATCACGAAGCGGGGCACGCGTTCGACGCGCTGGTGACCAAGAAGCTCACCGCGCAGGGCAAGCCGTGGGACTACGTGTGGACGCGCTACTGGGAGTTCCGCGGCTTTCCCGGTACATGGCAGGATGCTCAGGCCATCGCGATTGCCGGCAGCGGTGGCGCGACCTGGGGTTACTACCCAGCTGAGTCTCTGGCCGAGGCGTTCAGCGCAGCGGTGAGCGGGACTGTGCAGTCCGAGTGGACCATCCCGTACGGCAAGGATCTCGCGCTCGCTCCCGGAAATATCTACGACCCGGTCGGCGGTGCGATGCGCGCTCGAGCGTTTTTCCTATCGCTCATGGAGGAGGTGACAGACGACATGACACCGGATCAAGACCAGATGCTCAGACGTTTGCTCGCGCTGATGGAGGCGCGTGAGCCGCTGGTGTGGCTGGCCCGCGAACAGCGGACGCTCGATGTGGAGCGGGGCGACGCGTTCAATCCAAATCGCCCACCGATCGACCCACGCATCAAGACATCAACTTAGGAGTGTGACATGAACCTAGACCTGATCCTGCTCGTCGTCGCGTTCGTGCTCTTCGTGCTCGCCGCCATCGGCGTACCGAGCTCGCGCGTCAACCTCATCGCCGCCGGCTTGGCGTGCTGGGTGTTGACACAGATCATCTAGGAGGGGACATGGCTTACCAAACCTTCATCGTCATCGCGCTCAGTCTCGGGTCGTTCTCATTCGGGCTGATCGCTGCGAACACCGAAGCACTCGGGGTCGAGCAGCCGTGGCTCAAGCTCGTTGTCATTCCCACGGTGCTCACGTTCTTCACGCTGGCATCTAACCAACTCAAGTCGATCGGTTCGCCACCATCGAACACCCTGACGGAGACTAGGACCACGACTGTCACGCCGCCGTCCGATCGTCCGCAATAAAGGGGTAGGCCCGGAGCGGCGGGCCTACCGAGCACCCACTTGACAACGCGCGTGGAGCGCGTCAGAATGCGTCGTGTGGCATCCAAAACCCGCTGCCCGGTCTGTAACCGTCTTTTCGCACCGACGCGCCAGTGGCAGCGCTACGACCGGATTGAGTGCCGGCGCAAAGCCTACGAACTCCGCGAGCGCGACCGCATCCGCGAAGAGATCCGCCGCGAGCTAGAGACCGCGTCCTGATGGAAGTCATCGGCCTGCTCATGGTCGTCGTCACGGTCGGCACGCTGTTGGCGTACTTCGACGCTCCGCCACGCAACCCAGCGCGGTACAGCGGGCGCGTCTTCGACCCGCAGCGTCCCGTAGTCCGTCGTGCAGGCGCGGAGCGTGTCGGCATGACGGGCAAGGTCTGCTACTTCTGTGACGCGGTCACCTACGGTTTTTCCCAGTACTGCGGCCGCTGCAAGCGGGTGGGTCCGGACCTGTCTGGGATACGCGCTGAATCGACGCGTCGCCTGACCCTCGTTGAATCGACAACCCCAACTCCTTCCTTGACCGTCGCCGAGTCGCCGTCACGGGGAGCGCGTCGGCTCGGCGGCGGATCTTGATGGACCGTCGTGCGCTACTCGGAGCGTTGGTTGGCGGCAGTGCTCTCGCGATGCTGCCGCGTCAGGCCGCGGCCGTGAGCGAAGACATCTTCGACCTAACTGACTTCGGCCCTGTTGGCAACGGGCAGGACGACTACGCGGCCATCGCAGCGGCCATCGATGCCGCGGCCCAGAACGGCGGCGAAGTGCGCCTTCCGGCGGCCGAGCTCAACGTGTCCGAGCCGATCCACGTCCCACGCTGGGTCTCGATCACCGGACGCGGCAACCACGCTCCGGGCAAATCTCGTGACGGCCTGTCTGTCATTGTCGGACAACACACCGGACCCTCCGTCCTAAGTCTCAAGGGCACGCACTGCACCAGGCTCGAGAACTTCTCGATCATCACCAGCGCCACCGCAGTGCCGAAGACCGGGCTGCTGCTGGGACGCAACGGCCCGGGTTCAGCCGGCGCGCACGTCATCCGCAACGTCAACGTCGTCGGCTACTTCTCGAAGGCAGCGGTCTACGCCATCGCCTCGGAAGAGAACAGCTACGAGAACCTGAGCGTCGGTCTCTACGGCGGCGGAGCGCTCTCGGCCATCTACACCGGGCAGGGCGACACCTACGGCGTGGACTCGCTGGTCGGATCCTCCAACGTCTCGCACAACTTCTACAACCTGTGGGTTCAGAACACCGTTCAGGACGATGATGCAACTTGCCTCGAGTTCAGCGGTGGTGGCAGCTCTGGAGATCTGCACGTTTTCGGTGCGTACCTCATCCCCAGTCGTGGCTCGTACGTGAAGGTTTGGACCGGACAGTCGGACGGCAGCAGCATGGTGCGCCCGGTCGTGTTCAGCGGCGTGTCGGGCGAGATGGGCACTCCGGGTGGTCCCAAGTACGGGTTCGATCTGCGCTCTACCGGTAACTTCGAGATGTCGGTCGTCATCCAGGGCTCGCACATGCCGGTGGTCGCGGGCGGGATGTTCTGCCGCAAACAGTCGAACATCACCATCAACCCCTGGTACTCGTTCATCACCGGACCAGTGAATGCCTAAGCAGTACGCATGCGTGGTCTGCGGCGACCCGGTGCTCTTCCTCGACGACGAGTGGGGTAGCGGCTGGGTTCACACCAGCCCCCACACGGGGGACACGGTCAAGGACATGTACGCGCTGCATGCGGCGCAGGCTCGCTGGGCCGTCCACCACGCTGCGCCGATCAGCTTCGACAAGGCGCGATGGAACCGGATGTGGGCGAAGTGAACTTCTGCATCTGCGGCCACACCGAGGCGCAGCACAGCTGCATCGATGAGCGGCAGTGGTGCGCGTACCGCTGCCCCTGCACCGAGTACGAGCTCGCGACAAGCATCGAGGACGTAGCGGAGGCCGCGGCGCGCCAGGCGATGGAGCGATTCCAGGAGGACCTGAGGCGCGCACGGCGGCGGTGGGAGTGGGAGCCCGATGAGGGCGACCGCGCTTGGAGCGAGCAGAAGGACGCATGGGCGAAGGGAAGGACGGGCAAGTGACAACGGAGACACGAACGGTGACGGTGGGATCCGTCGCCAAGAAGAAGGGCAACACCAACAACCGGGACTGGGTGCGCTACTCGCTGATGGACGAGGACGACAAGTTCGTCGGCTCCACGTTCGATAAGAAGATCGGTGAAGCACTGGATGAGTACGCCGGCAAGTCCGTCGAAGTGGACCTCGACGTGAAGCAGGGGGAGAAGGGCAAGCTCTATGACCTCACCGCGGTACGTCTCGCAGTGGGTGGGGGGAGCAATGGCAGTGCGCCCACGCCCGCGGAGAAGCACTCGACGATCGTGCGCGAGGTCGCGCTCAAGGCAGCGGTGGACCACGCACCCGCCGGCACCAGCGTCGGTGATGTGCTCGCGACCGCCGACGCGTTCGTCGCGTGGATTAACGGAGAGAAGGGCACTAATGATGATTCGGAGATCCCGTTCTAATGGCCACACCGGCATACGTGGGCGCGTCGCAGGAAGCGCGGCGCGTCCACGTACTTACCGAGGACGCAAAGAGGTTGAGCACCGATTCTGGCCGCTCCCAGACCCGCCTCGCGGCGAGTGCGCGTGTTGTGTACGCGGCATCTTCCCCGGACACATCGAGCCAGTTCTACGGAGCACTGTGCGAGATGCTTGAGCGCCGCATCGAGATCGCGCTGCGATGAAGCAAGAGGAGCGCGTGCTGGCCTGGCTGGCCGATGGGCAGTGGCACTGCGCCCGAGAGGCGCTGAACGATTACCTGTACACGTTCTCGCAACGCGTGAGCGAGATCAACGCCAAAGAGCGGGGTCGCATCGCGACCCGTCCCTGTCAGGATCACGACCACCGGATCTACCAGTACCAAGACACCTATGCGGCGCGTCCACAGCAGCTCGAGTTGGCGGGTTAGTCGTGTCTTGGATTCGGTTGGATGACAACTTCTTCGATCACCCAAAGGTGATCGGCCTGTCCGATCGTGCCTTCCGCGTATTCGTGAAGGGCATCTGCTATGCGAACAGGCATCTGACGGACGGGGTGATCAGCGTTCCGGCCCAGCGGTACCTGAGGTCCACCAAAGCGATCGCGACCGAGTTACTGCGTGCGGGGTTGTGGGAGCTCGGAGATAGTGGGTCCTTCCGCATCCACGACTTCCTCGAGTACCAGTTCTCTAAGAGCGCAGTCATCGCGATCCGCCAGGTGCAGCGAGCTGGGGGCAAGGCGCGAGCATCAACCGCCCAGCGCGTAGGCGGTCGATTCGCACCAGCAGCGCACCAGCAGAGACCTGGTGCTGTTCACCAGCAGAACACCAGCACATCCCCGTCCCGTACCCAAGTCTCTATAGAGACTGGTACCCGCGGAGAGGGCTACGAAGACCCGCGAGTCCTCCACATTCTCAAAGGAACCAAGACGGGGCGACTCGCATGATCACGCTCAGCGGTGCGTCCGCGATCACGGGGAACGTCGCGGGCGCTCCGGTGCGCGTGGACATGGCGCGCACCGCCCGATCCCACCTAGACGGCGCGCCTC